GGTCAAACTCCCTACGTGCTTTGAGACGTGCTTGTTTAGTCCACACCAACACACCAGTATTGAATGTTGTAACGCAAGAAGCACGATGTGGGGGTTTTGTAGGGACAATAGGGATACCATTGCGTTCATACTTAGTTATTAAGGACTTTTTTGTTTTATCATTGTAATCCCAAGTATTATATCCACCACCTTTAGATGTTTTAATCTCTGATTCTAAGACACCTGTTACCTCATACTCACCGCATTGGTCAAAGATGTTCTCTTCAGTATTACAGATTATGTCGGTATCAATAAACGCAATCTTCTCAAATTGGTCGTAAATAGGGTCAAAGATGATTCTTAGACATTCAAATAAAAGAACGGTTGACCCTTCAAAGTGTTTGGTGTACACTTGTTTAGTAGAATATTGGTGTTTGCATCCAATCTTATCTGCATAGATTTGAAACGACTTTGCAGATAAATCACCAGTTACACGATATAATTCAGACCTAGTACCTTGAGGATATTGTGGGACAGGAGCTCGTTTTTCCGTCTCCTCGTTTGTTATCATGTACTGGAATATTAAATTCACTCAGGTAATCCAACACTATATTGGACTTTACCATCTACACGTTTTGCAGTCAAACACCTGTTACGATTCTCTTCAGGATTTACGTAAGATAGATGAATCCAACCAGACGTTGGGTCACCTTCTACATAGAACTCAGAGATAACTTGGTCAAAGTCTAGATTATCTCTAATCCATTTTGCGACTTCTAGATTGTCTGTTCCATCACATTCAAAGTCAACTGCTTGACCTTTACTGTGTTGTGACCTAGTAGAACCACCAATTGCTTTATTTAATGCGGGACTTCTATATCCCGAACTAATACGTGTGATACCCCAGTGTTCCCGAACTTTCTGTACACAGTTCTCAAACAATTCCTTTGCAGCTTCTAGATGTTCGTCTTGGGGAGTGTTATCGATACCCAAACGAGTTGCAGTCATAGACTTAGTAAACTCATTGAGTGTAAAATTTTTACTTAATTTCATTTTATGTTTCCTCTTTCAACCATCTCCTTTGTCATTATATAGTCTCTAACAAAGTCTGAACGGACGATGTCTGCCCATCCATATTCTATAGTTGTAAAATTATTCATGACTTCCATAATATTCATGAAGTCAAGAATACCCTTTTTATCTGAACTGGACTTCAGGTCAGACTGATAATAATCACCAGAGAAGATAATACGACTATTCTTACCCACCCTTGTAATGATACTGTCTAGTTCGTGGAAGGTAAGATTCTGCATCTCATCAACCAATACCACACAGTTATCTAGAGTTGTACCACGTATAAACGATGTTGATACAAACTCAATAATTCCTTGTTGTTCTAAATTCTCATATGCCATCTTCTCATTGAAGAGTTCAGTTGCAATTGATTTATAGGGTGCAACATAGGCATCAATCTTTTCTTCAACACTGCCAGGCAAATAACCCATTTCTCTGGTAGGAACAACACTTCTTACAATAACAAGTTTATCCTGTTCATAAGATTTATCAAGGACATCCTGTAGTGCAAGATACATACCAACAAAGGTCTTACCAGTACCCGCAGAACCGCAGAGAACTAAATGGTCTCCGTCTTTCCAAGATTCATATGCAATTTGTTGATTGGATGTTATTGCATCGTATGTCATCAAATGGTCTATCTTGAGACGCTTCATTGTCATCTTTTAAAATCTACCCCTTGTCGTTTACCGCCAGCACCTTTCTCGATATTCTTCAAGTGGTCTTTCCAATCACTACTTGTTTTGTTAACAACATTACCAGTACCACTTATTAATGCGGGAGCGCCAATCTGTTGTTTCCAATCAGAACCTAGTTCTTTTAATCTTTTTTGGAGACGTACATAAGAACAAAAACAGTCCTCTGTTTCTCCAGTTTTTTCATTTACTACTGTATATAGGGGCATCAGATTTTATACATCTCTTTGTTTATTAATATTTTGGGGGATAGAGTTCTTGCTCTCAGGGTAGAAACTTGACAGTATGCCATGATGATTAGTTCATCTTCAGGTACAGCTAATCTTGCACCCGCACCATTGACACCAATTTGCCATGTTTCTCCTTCGATAGCATAAGTAGTCCATCGTCCACCTGTATTTAGGTTAACAACATCTACTTGTTCGTTGGGAAGGATTCCGACTTTTTTCATCCAGAAACGGTCAATTTTGATTGACCCTTCATAATGCAAATCACACTCAGTCACTTTTGCACCATGGATTTTAGATTTCAGCATTGTTATTGTCATAATAATAATAATTCCAATTGACGAAGAGGGTGCCTAAGCACCCCCTACGAGATTTTGACCACCTACCTTAGTTATGCTAGAATTTGAGTGTCCAGATTTTCGTACTCGGTAATAGTCTGATTTAAGAATGATTTTTTAATCGATAACTTATGAGCAAGGTTGTCTCGTCCTTTTTTCTTGAGACGGTGGATATAGTTATCAAGTTCTCGACTGTCACTCTTTAATCGTTCTATTTGGTTTCTTGGCATATTTGCTCCTTACGGTTGCTGTTGTGAGTTTACGTAACAACATAACAAAATATCAAGTCAATAGGTTTGGAAAAGCCTCCTCCACTATTTTCTTTGTCAATCCTTTTACTGGTGGTTTCTTTGCCACCATATCCAGAACGATTAGAGCATCCTCTGCATGGATACTTTCTAATAGTTGGATGAATCTTGTTTCTAGTCTGATTTGACCCATTGCGGATGACCTTGCACCTTCCACATAGTCACCGAACTGTTTGTGCAGTTTTCTCAGTGATGATGGTACAGACTCAGGTCTGTTTGGGGAGTAAGGTGGTTTACCTACGGGTAAGACAAACTTTAGTCGGGTGTCGAATGCACCTCGGACTATGTCTTTAATGGCAGGGACTTCATTCCCTTGTTCTCTTAGGAAAGTAATTTTATCTTTCCGTGCTTTGAGTTTAGTGAAATCCTCGAAGATTTCAAATACTTCTTTCTGCATATTTTCCTCTTAATATTATATATACGAAAAAGATTCTCTAAACGTTATAATATTTACAAAATTCTTTCAACATTTGTTCATATTCAACGACCAGATATGTCGCAGATGCGACACCTTCTTCATTTCCAGTTTCTTGTGATGCCACAAGTAGCTTTTCCGCACCCGCAATCATTGATTCGATTGCAGATACTTTCTTTTCAATTTCTTCAACAGTTATAGACATTGAAGTAACTCCTTATTTAATTATATATCATAACATTAAGTACATGGTTTGTCAACCATTAAATTGTTTCATCCACGCAGAGACGATGTCCCTTGCCTCAAATTTACTCAAATCAAACATTTCTTGTAACACCCTTGGTGCAGCAAACATGTTGATTTCACCAGACTCTCTCAAGTCATCTAAAATTTCAAAATACATTTCCATTACAATATCTCCTTATGAGTACAGACTTATTTCAATATAGTGACTTCTGTGGAAGTAGTCTGTCATTGCGTCATCTTCATTGAAGAAGTCTTCACCTTCCATTGCACCTTTTAATTCAGTCAAGAAAGGAATACCTTTCTCACCATAGTTTTCGGGAATCCAATACTCGTTGACTCTATGTCCCCACTTCTTAGAATCTTCCATTACTTCAACAGGGTCAAACGTGTAGTGTCTGTTCTCTCTTTCCAAAACCTTCTGAGGATGCATCTGAACCTCACAGTATTCAGTCAAGATGTCTTCTGCACCTTTGACCTTTGCAACCAAAGTACTGTGGTGATTAACACCCAAAGATACTTTGTATCCATATTTCTTGCAGACTTCTTTGATTCCAACCGCAAGTTTCTTTTTATCTTCTTGACTCACAAACGCCATAATTTATCTCCTTTCTTCAGTTTATGTTATTATTATAACAAGATTAACAAGGTTTGTCAAGGGTTTTTTCACACTTTTTTAAGAAAATATCCCTAACTATTTCTCTGTCGATAGTGTCTCCACCACCCCAGATATGTTCACCTTTAACCACTGCACTCTCGTACTTACCGTTGAGGAATTCTTCCATACACTCAACTGCATCGATAGTACCCATTGCAATTTCGGGATAAACCGCATCCCATTTAGGGTCTTTACCATAGAAACACATCAGGTATTCAATGAATTGACCTTTCTCGGTGTTGGTAGGATAACCCACTTCTTGATTAAACGTTAACATTTTCTCTCCTTTTCTCATTTTATATACTTATTATAACAACAAGAGCAGAGTTTGTCAAGCTTTTTTTATAGATTTTTTATGATTTTATAGAGGTATTCTGCATAGTCTACATGTGCAGTTTCATCGGGATGACCCCATTTCTTCATGGGTCTGTCCCCCATTAGAGACTTTATGGTGACGTTCTCATCGAATGACTTGTCGGGGTTCATTCCCAGTTTATTCTCTGGTCTTAGTTTGTCAAGTGAATCTAATACCCATGTGTTCCATTTTTTGAGTTGATTACTTGAAGGGAATCTTTCAATCTTTGCCATGTATCTTTGCACTTCAGAGAAAACTTCTCCATGGAATACACCTTGAGAAATCTTAATCCCCATACCATCGCACATATATTGCATTGCAATCATTTGAGGTAATAGGTGAGTAAATCCAGTACACAATCCTGTACCATATGCATCGATTGCTTTTTCACTTCTTCCAAACGAGGTCATATAATTAAATGGATGATGTCTTGCCCACTTGTGTGCAACACCTTCTTCCATAGAAAGCATCAAGTCATCCCATCGATTCTCGTGCCACTGAGTCATAGACATAGTAGTATGTACCTTTAACAGGTCTCTTTGATGGTTATCTACTTCTAATAGATTCTCTTTTCTCAAAGGGTCAGACCACAAGATAAAGATGTGACTAGGGTTTAGATGCATATTATTCATAACGTCACGGAATATCTTGTAGTTAGAATTACCACATGCAGATATATTATTGTACTCTAACCCTAACTTTAATGATAAAATACTACCGAATACTAAATCATAATGTGTTGGTGGTTTGCTTCTTGAACCAACCAACTCATCTCCCCATGCAAAACTACACCCTGCTATTAGTAACATCTAAGTATCCTCTCAACTGTTCAAAGTCGATTTTAGTATCATGGGAAAATGGAGTTATATCAAATCCTTCTGGTACACCCATATCTTTTAGGGATACTGGACGATTACTCATTAAAATATATTCACCATCAAACAAAGCTATCTCATCATCCATGTATCTTGGTTCGTTCCAGAATGGGCATTCTACCTTCATACGACCATCCTCAAGGGTTGTCTTATAAAAGTCATCGCATAGTACCCCTAATGAATTAGGAACATGTACCGTATCTTTGTCTACACGGTTTATTAATAAGGGAATAGCGGTATCAATACTACCGTAATGTGACTGAAAACAAACATTGTATTCTTTTGCAAGGTCAACGAAATCTGCATCCATTAAGAATCCACACATATTGACATTGACAGTTCTTTTGAATGCACCCCCAAAACTCTCTAGAAAATCAAAGAGAACATTCTTATTAGGCATCATAATGTTTGATGGAGGACTGTCTGATAAATCTTTCAGACCCTTTAAATAGTCATAATCTTCTTCGTGCGACCCATCATGACCCAGTGCAAAAGAACTATGTGAGTATGCATTCATAAGTGCGGGTAACAGATGCGTCATGATTGCGGATGCATGATGTAGATTTCTAGAATGAATAACCTTTGCATCATGTCCAAACCAAAATATATCTATATTACGTTTGGCGATTGCCATTGTTTCTTGGTGTGAAAACAATATTGGTCTAGATGCTTTAGTTGTTCCACTGGTAGAACTTATTAAGAATGTGTCTTCTGGATATACTAACTCACCTTGGATATTTCTATCAGACGAATCTTCCATGACATCAATACGAATACCACCGTATAGTTTTATCATCTCATCGTGAAGACCATTATAGACTTGTGTGGTATCTTCTTGAGAACTGTAGATAGTGAAATCACTCGGGCCATGGAGTGCAAGTTTAGTAAATGGTAGGGATTCTTTTGTTGCTGGACTATTGAGGATAAAGACTTTCAATCCTAGTTCCGCACATGCAAAGATAGAAGCGATATGTTTCACATCAACTACCATAATACCGATAGTTACTATGTCACCTTTTCTTGCACCCGCATCCCAGAGTAAATTCTTTATTTTGTTTATTTCTAAACAGACGGTGTTTTTGCCGACCTTATCATATACAAATCCTCGTCCAGAGGAAATTGCATCACGATTTAATATGTTTTGCATGAATCTTACAACCTATAAACTCATTATAGTATTCATCACTCAACAAAACATCATATTCAAATTGTAGTTTCGCTTCGTAGTATGAACACTCACCTTTAGTACGACATAGTCTTAGAACGGTTCTCTGGAAGTCCTGACCCCCTTCTACGAGTGTTTTTACTGTTTCTGACGAACCATAGTAGTTCCGCCAGTCCGATTGAACCCTTGTTCTTTTGCGTCTTTTTCTTGTTTTTGTAACAGGAAGTATCTTAGGTTTCCAGAAGAATTTCTTACCAATATACTTCTTACCTGTTGATACTTCTGTAACGCAATAGACGAATCCTTGGTATTCCTCCAAGAATTCTTCTTCAGGGTTAAACTCTTTATTCTCGTATATCCACATACGAGTATATATAACTAGTCTATTGCTACCCCACACATGGGACAATATTGGGGTTCTTCCTCGCAATTCTTTACGAGTACTTCCGTTTCTGTTTCACAAAGATGACATTCCAAATTGTAGGTTATGTCGTCTTCCACTAGGCGGCACAACCAGTTCCATCCAATCCACAACTTTCAGGGTCACCTTCTTCGACCCAACCCCAGTCACCTTCCATACCGTTAACTGAATATTCAGTCACACGTTTTTCAAAGAAGTTATCATGAGATGCACCATTCAGTACCCAGTCCAACCACGGTAGTGGATTGTCCTTTACACCAAACTTAGGTTTCATACCAAGTTGTAGTAATCTACGGTCTGCAATGTGACGGATGTATTGTTTAACATCTGCCTCAGATAAACCTTCGATATCACCAGACTTATATGCAAGTGTAATGAATCGGTCTTCTAACTTAACAGCATTACGTGCCATCTGATAGATTTTAGACTTCAACTCATCGTTGACGATACGTGGATGTTCTTCACAGAACTCTCTGAAGAGTTTTGCATTACCCTGTACGTGAATAGTCTCATCTCTGATAGACCACTCTACAATAGTACCCATACCTTTCATCTTACCGAAACGTTGGAAGTTCAACAACATTACAAATGATGCGAACAGAGACATACCTTCGTTGAATACAGATTGTGCAAGTACAAGTGCAAGACCTGTTTGGGTGTTAATGTCACCTTGAGACATGAAGTCAATCTTGTCTGCCATCTCTTTGTATTCCATAAATGCAGAATGTTCTTCGTCTGGTAATCCTAGTGTATCATTTAATAATGCATATGCACGTTGGTGTACACCTTCACGGTTTGCAAATGAAGACAACATGTTACGAATCTCGTTGTTCTTGAACTTAGGGATTAACAGTTCATGGTAGTTCTCACCCACCTGTACATCTGATTGAGTAAACAATCTCAATACTTGAGTAATAAATTCCTTCTCTTCACCAGACAGTTTTGTTCTCCAGTCTTGGATGTCTTCGGATAGTTCCGCTTCATCTTCGACCCAATGAACTTCTTCATGTTTCTTTGTTAATTCCACCGCCCAAGGGTAGAGGAAAGGTTTATATGTTTTGCTAAATTCTAATAATGCCATTTGTTATCCCTCGCAAGCACGACATTCATCGTCTTCGTTTGTTTCTATTGGTTTGTTTAAATATTCCATCAATTCTTCGTACCCACCGACATATTCACCTTCGATGTAAATTTGTGGTACTGTTTTTACTTTACGTCCTGTTACTTCTGCGGCAGTCTTACCAATATCCTTGAGGTCAATCTTGTCATAAGGTATTCCTCTTAGTTTTAGTTCTTCCATTGCCATAGAACAAAAAGGACAATCTGCTTTACTATAGACTATACTACGGGTATCACCCGCAAGTGCAACACGTTCTACTTTTTCAGATACATTCTCTGCACGTTGTTTAGACTCAGTTCTTAGGTAATATAAACCTTTGAGTCCGTCACTCCATGCTTTTAGATGCACCTTGTTTACATAAGACTTTTCACAACCAGTAGGGAAAAATAAATTTACTGATTGACCTTGACAGATATATTCTTGACGTTCAGATGCATGGGTAATAATCCATGTCTGGTCAAGTTCATCCGCAGTCCTATAGATTGCCTTTTCACCTTCATTAAGGAATGGTAAGTGTTGTACCGAACCTTTTTTAGTTATAATAGATGTCCAAGTAGATTCATTGTTCTCACCTTTTTCATCTAGTAATCTGCCGAGGTATTTATTCTTTACAAGAAATGAACCCGCACGTGTACGATGTGTATATGCATTTGCCTTCAATGGTTCAATAGATGGACTTGTCGCTAAAATTACACCAGACGAGGCATTTGGAGCAATCGCAAGAAGATGGGAGTTTCTTCTTCCAGACAGTTCCCCATCTGGATATGCACCACGTTCTTCTGCGAGCAGTTCAGTTTCCAGTACTGCTTCTGATTTAATGTGAGCAAACACTGTGCGGTTAATATCTCTTGCAGCTTCAGACTCCCATGCAACTCCGTGTCGTTGCAAGAGGGAATGGAATCCCATTGCTCCGATTCCAATACTTCTCTCTCTTTCTGCGGAATACTTTGCTCTTGATATTGTATCGGGGGCGTTTTCAATAAAGTACTGCAAGACATTGTCAAGCATCCTAGTAATATCACGAACGATTGTCGTATCTTTCCAGTCATCATAATACTCCAAATTTAATGAGGACAAACAACATACCGCAGTCCTGTCTTCGGATGTCGGTAAATGTATTTCATTACATAGGTTAGACCCATGTATCTTTAACCCCTTTTCTTTAAGAGGTTCTGGTAGACCCGCATTTGCGGTATCAATAAAGTTTAGGTAAGGTTCACCTGTACGGAAACGAATCTCTATTAGACGTTCCCATAATTTACGTGCATCAATAGATTCTTTAACTGTTCCGTCTTTAGGGTCACGTAGGTCAAACGTATCATTAGACATTACCGCATTCATAAACTCATCTGAGATATTGATTGCATTGTGTAAGTTTAATGCTTTACGTTGTACGTCACCTGTAGGTATACGCATGTTCATGAATTCTACAATATCAGGATGTGATATATCCATGTATGCGGCATAAGAACCCTTACGAGTTTTACCTTGACGGTATGCAATCATATCTGCATCAACAGTATGTAGGAACGGAATCGGGCCAGGCGCTATGTCTGATACGGTTCTTACATCTGACCAATGACCACCTACACCACCACCATAGACAGACAACCATCTCAACTCAGATGAGTGACCGATTAATCCTTCGAGGGTATCTGGTACATAGGTCAAGAAACAAGAGATTGGCATCCCTTTATCTTTCTTAGTTTCTCCATTGGGTGCATTAGATAGCACAGGGGAGGCGAACATAAACCATTTATTACTTACATAATCATAGAGACGTTGGGCGAGTTCATCGTCCATTTCTTCTCTATACTTAGACCAAGCTTCTGCTGCTCGTCTGAATCCTTCTTGAGGACTCTTTTCATAATCACGTAAGTAAAAATCTTTTAACATTCCTACTGCATATTCTTCCAGTAGGGCATCTTTCTTTTTATCAAGTTTGACGGGCATTTTTACTTTTCCATAGAGTATAGTTTTTCAGGGGGTAATATTATATATACCCCTGAGTTTTTTCAGTTATTGTATTATACCCAATTAAGGGTAAAATGTCAAGTTATTTCTGAAGTCTTTTATCGATTGCTCTAGAACCGAACCAGAACGAAATAATTGCAGCAAAAATTGCCTTGGTGTCACCATCCCAAAGAAGACCTAAAGACTCTGCAAGAGGTAATCCACTGTTAAGTGCTTCCCTCAAAAGAGCGACTTCGATTGCACAAAATAATCCAAAGAAACAGTATGTGATTACAGGACGTACAGACTTCTGTAGACCCGCAATAATACCAGTACCTTGGTTGATTGAGATGTCATGTTGAATCAGTCGGTCATGCTCTTTATCAGCACCCATCTGTTCATACATTTTGATTTCATGGTCATAACCCTTTGCACGGAGTTCTGCCATCTTTTCCATCTTTTCTAATTCAAATTTGTTGTTTGACTTTTGTTTAAAGTGGTCTGTGATTGCGGGTACAACTGAACCCCCAAAACCTAGCACACTACCTAATAATCCACTTAGCATTATTTACTCCAACGTTTTCTCATTTCTTTAAACCTAGAAAGTACTTCTGGTTTCTTCTTCTTCTTTTTCAAATGGACAGGGACAGTCGTACTATCATCGCCAGCACCCGCAACGGCACTGGTTGTCATGTCCTCTTCGAAATCTCTGAATTTCTTCATCTGGTTAACTCCCCAGTTGTAAAATACACTTCACTCATTGTTGCAAGGTGTATTCCTTTATAGATGTCGATACCTAAAATCTCTTCAAATGGATATGCATCTTCTTCTACTCGTATTTTATCATTTTTATGGACATCTTCACATAGACCATTCATGGTATCATGTTTGATACGATAAATGCCAGGCGACAATTGTTTATCATTTAAGACAAACCACTGCGAGTTTTCTGCAAGAACATCAAGGATATCAATCCCTGTTTCTGCATGTATGTCCATAATATGTGAATCTTTTAATTCACCGTGTTCTTTAATAAGGGCAAGAGCAGCACCATATCTTGCGACTATGGATGTACCGCCTGGCGCTTTTGCCATAATCTTTTTAAGATTGAACACAAGACGATGGAAGGGTGTGTAATGAGAACGATATGCTTCACGGTCATCAGTACTATTCGTATTGAAGTCCTTACGTTTCTTACCAGTCTCATCAATAATACCCGCCTCGAATGCTTTGGTTTTCTCAATTGGAGTAACCAATAGTTTCAAGAATCGAATCGTGTATACTAAGTCTGCTGCTGTTTTTAATAATCCCATAGTTCTATTTATACTCTAAAAAACTTTTAAATTAGATATGTTGTGATATATCTCGTCCAACAGTTGCATCAAAAATGGTTAAAAGTATTGGTTCATATACCGCATATAATACATCTTTATGTGGTGTCTGAAAGTCATAATCAAATCTTTTTAACAACTCTCTTTGTATAGGTGAGTCCATAGAATCACCCAGAAGGAATGACTTGGGTGTCTTAAACACTTCATGATATATCCTTCTGTCATTATATAGAGATGCAGTAAGTACATCATTATTTACACTGATACTACGACTATAAAGTTTTGGAGTCAAAAGTTTTAACATATTGTACTCTGCATTCTCCCAGTCTATGTCCTCAACAATCCACTCCTTGAACCATTCGTCTAGATAGGTTTGTGTAGTCTTATGTGTACCCAGTGTATAGGATGCACCATAATGATGCGTCTTCTCATCAATAATATTTTGAATTGCAGCTTCTAGATATCTTTCATCCTTATGTTCTACCATTAACATGTGTAGATGTGGAATCAAATCACGGAAGAACATTTCATCTCCGTTAACTCCATACATAACAATATCAGGTTTTACTTTACAGTCTGCAACCATCTTCATCGTAGGTAAGATAGAACCCCATCTTGTACTACTATCTTTCATATAATCTTTAGTATGTTGTATCGATAAATTACTGTCCCACACGTCATGTGTCACATCGGGGAAATTCTTTGCGGCAATCATTTTCCACTTGAGTCCCTCATCTCCCGCATGACACGGCATCATATTATAGATGTGTTGTGGGTCATCATAGAAGTATTGTGATTGGAGTGCAGAATCTATTCCCTCACTGAGAGAAATAAACCTGTTCTTATAACGAGACTTAATTAGATTTGAATGTTGTTCCATACATTCATGGATATAATCTGCAAGTGCATTAGTATCAGTCCACTTCTCTTCTTCAAGTGCTTTCTTACAATCACCCACATAATCATAATCTGGAATATATGAATTGATGTGTCTATAAAAGGTGGAGTTTTCAAAAGGTTTGAACTCACGTTTCTGTGGGTCTGCTTGACCATATTCAAGATAACTATATCGAATGTCTTCTTTCTCAATCGTCATGAACGGAATGTAATTACTAATTTCTGTTCCATACCTACGTCCAACAAACACTTTATGATTTTGGAAGTAATCAACCGCAATCTCAAATCTATCTGAGGTCAATTTGATTGCAAAGAAGTTTCCATTCTCTTCATTGAAACTCCAACGTTCACATGCGTCTTCGATGTCACCTTCAATAAGGTAACCAGAATATATGACAATATAGTCTGGCCCTTTCCAGACATTCACCAGTTCGTCATGGTAATAACACCATTGACCGAACTGTGTGTACTCATGTTTTTTAAACTTACTTGAGTCTTTGCATATAAAATATTTCATCGTAGTTGTATTGTTCCCTGTTTGGTATGTAAATCCACCGATAAGCGTCTACCTTCACTTACCAGTATTTCTTCTATTAAGTCATCTAGTCTTCTTTTATTGTTGTTGTATTGAATCTCTGGTGGTAATGTTTTATCCATGGATAGGATACCAACTCGACCATCCCACTTCTGTACATGTGCAACAAAACCAAAGTCCTTTGGTCTATATATGCTTTCTAGGTCATGTTCTACGTAAGAACAAAAGAATTCGTCACATATTTTTGGTTTGTCCGCTTGAATAGAACAACCTGTATCGCATAGTTTATTACAAGTACTCCATGCACCGTAATCTACACCATAAAATTCTGCTTCATTATATCTGTCTGCACTCTTCCATAGACCAGTATAACCCATGATTTCACAACAAACAGTACAGTCACCACACTTAGATTCTGTAGGAATTATATTAGACATTGAAATCCTGTGACCCAGATGCAGTTGATATATTGATTGTATGGACTCGTATCGACCATACTTCTTCCGCTGTTGTTATCATAACATGGATATTTTTGTAATTGTTTTCCCAAAATTCTTCGGGAGTTACACCAGATTTTGCAGATTGATTAGGAACGATATTTAAAAAATGACCTTCTGCATCTATTCGCATCTCGGTAACAAACCCTATTTTATCAGGAAGATATTCTTCAGGTAAGTCTGACTCTACATAGAGACATTCGAAATCACTGCATGTTTGTGGTCTTTTATTATATATGGTGCATCGATTGTTATCACAGAGTTTACTACATCTGTCCCATTCGTATTGAATGTCTAACTCAATTAATTTTATTTGATTATCAATCCCCCCAAAGGATTTACAACAGGAATGACAATCACCACATCGGTCAATTTGTTGTTCCATTATTCTCGTGCTATTTTTCTTAGTGCCTCAACTACTTTTGCATCCATTTCAATGTTGGTGTATTCAGTATTCTTGATTGCCTTGAGGAATATTAGGAAGGGTTTTAAAACTCCCCAATGTTCAAGTTCTATCTTGAGTTCTAAGATGTTAAGTCCCGCTTCAAAACCAAACACATTGAATATTACAATGAGATGATTTAGTATAAGTCGTTCGGACAGGATATCTGTATCACGATACCTATTGAGTAACCTTTTAATGTATTTGAATTTCTTTAAATCTTCGAAGAATTCTTCTGAGTCAATACAACGTGGATTATGATAATGCTGAGCAGCGTATATCGTAAGGTTATCTTTTGTAAGTTTCATCATATAGGTATGTATATAAGTTATATCAGAAATTTAATATCCATCTTAGATTCCCATTTTCTGTGTTCATCGGTAATTTCATCATGAAGTATAACTTCTAGTGTTTTATCAAAGTCTTTATCTCTGTGATTAAGAAATTTAAATAATGTATCGTCTGTTGGTGACATAATAATATCAATTTTAAATGCATCAATAAGTTTATTTCCATATATCATAATATATTCAAACATTTGTTCAGCACTTATCTTGTCATTTGTAACAAAGAATCCACCAAAGTCTGGTTCAGGAATCTGGAAGTCAACAAGGTTACCACTCTGCATCATTGCGGGTAGTATTAATCTTTCCAATGCATTATCATGATGTATGTTTTTTGTTAATCCAACAACCTTGTTTTCAAAACATATGTGTTGTTTATTAACTTGGTCTAATATATATTCATGTGATTTAAATTTTACTGGGGGAACTGATAACCAATCTCCACCTTCAAAATAAGATGTTGCGTTATCTGTTGGTCTCACATCAACATCAATCACGTTTGTTGAAGAAGACTTATAATCTCCCATATAATAGTTTGGGACACCCAGTTCATTTATTAACTTTTGGAATGAACTACCAAAGACATCTCTTTTTGTAGCACGTCCACCTAGTATAGGGTCATCTCTATCGTTGACCATACCATCAAGTATCCAACGTCCGTCTATTGTATCATAGTCTTTCATCAATGTCAATAGATGTTCAAAACGTTTTGGGTCAAACTCAGGGCCACAGAAGAATGGTTCACTCATTACTTTTACTGCGATACCCAGTTCAAAAGATGCGAATATAAACGCAAGACCTTTTATGTCATTACTGGTATATCCAATCGTTATATGGTCACCCTTAGAGAATCGTGTTGATAGATAGTTCTTTGCACGGTCAATCTCCTCAAAGAACTTTTCTCGTTTTATTCTATGTGGGTATAATATAAAGTCGGAATGAATTAGATTTCTATTTAACACCATTGTGTTTGAACCACTTAATTAATAACAAATAGGGTAAATCAACTTTACCAAGTCTAGCGTTCATGGGTTTATCATGATGCTTTAGATGATAGATTTCAGGTGAATAAATGAGTCCAAGGAAATGTCCTTTCCATCCATTCTGTGGAATCCATCTGATATGACCAACATACAACAAGAATACTTGGTGTACAATCATGGTAACATATACGAATGCCCATTCAACAAATCCAAACATTGCACTAAAGAGACCAATAGTAATTGCTGCCCATAACCAAAAGTATTTTAGTTGTGCAACATATAGAGGGTCTCTCAGTATGTCTCTGACATACATAAAGTTTGGTTTAGTAAGATATATATTCAGATTGTGTAGAAGAGAATACTGAGGCCCATGTGGGTCACCTTCTTCTTCTGAATGATAATGGTGTTGTCTATGGGTTGCGACCCAAGGGATTACTGCACCTAATCCAAGACCAGTAGAGATAAACGTTAAAGGATATCTCAACCAGTTTGGACATTTCCATGTTGGGTGTGCGATTGCACGGTGATAGAATGCAGAACTGAGTATTAACATTATGACAGTTCCTATTGGATACCACCATAATAATGACCAGTTCTGATTGATTGCTAAATCATATCCGACAACTACAAGACTTATGTAGAACAGACCTATGATTCCGTATCCACTATTTCCTACAATATATTCGTTTGCCTTCGCCAGAAGATTCATAATAAATCTACTAATCTATGACTGCATTCACTTCGTCTATTAGGTCTGCTTTAGATTTTCTACGGTCTAATTCAATACCGTGAGTACGTCCAAGTGCTTCTAATTCAAGTTTAGTCATCTCTTCTAGAGACTTACCACCAACAGGTGCTTCATGAAGCATTGTTGGAGTCTTTACAAAATCATTCACTGGAGGTGCTTCTTTTAAGACTTTAGGGGCAGGGGGAGTTCCGTGGAACTCTGCAATTTGGTCTGGAGTGAATCCACCAGATGCATATAATTCACCTGTATCAGGGTCTTCCCATCCATTTGCAGTAGGAACTGCGTTTTCGCACCATGCGGGAGCTTTAATTGTCATAATATTTTACCTTCTTTTAGTATGAAAATCCGACTGCGACACCAAGTACTTCGGCATTTGCAGCGAATATTTTATCAGTAGGAGATTTACGTAATGTTATCTCCGCTTTTGCGTTTAAGGAGATAGTACCTATATCAGTACCATCTGCCTTTTCTAACGTAATTAGACGAATTGTAGTACCACTATTAAATAGTCTTACTGCACTTGCGTCACCGAAAGTTGATGCTGCACCACTGGTTGTACCACATGCAGCTTGAGTTCCTTGTAATACAATCATTATACTGTACCTTGTTTCTTAGCCATACGTTTCAAGAATGCTTTTGCTTCTCTAGTACGTGCATCATGAGGATTCTTTGGTTTCTCAGAGTTTAAGTCAGCAATCTCAGACATAGTCTTACCTTGAATGATATCCTGTGCTTGTTTAACTATTTGTTCTGCGTCTTCCTTAACTTCGGTAGACTTAACAACATTCTTGTCACCAACTTCGTGGTCTACAGGACGTTTACCAGACTTTGCCTTAGTTGCGTCTTGAGCAACTTTGTTTTTCTTTTTTGCATCTTCGACATTGTCTTCAACTTTCTTATCAGACTTATCATGAGCGTTGTCAAATTCTTTAGACTTAGGTGACTGTTTAGAATCAATCTCTTCACCTTTATCTGTAGCACCTTTAACACTCTTCTTTGCAGCACTTTCCCACATCTTATGTAGGTCTTTAATTGCATCAACTAAGTCTAATGATTCAGATTGTGTCTTACCTAATCTTTTCATTCTGTCTCTGTAAGTCTCACCTGTTCTTCCAACACCAGCCGCTTTTGCATCCGCAGAGTTTTCACCAATCTTAGAGATTTCGGCAGTCTTGGCATTAGATGCAACTTTCTTCTTGTCATCTTTCTTACCAGCTACTTTAGGTACTTCTTTCTCTTCTTCGTCATCGGACTCTTTGTCATCATCCTTATCTTCAGAATCTTTCTCATCTTTTTCTTCACCGTCTTTCTTAGGTGGAAAAGGATTCTTCTTCTTAGGTTTATCTTCGGACTCTTCTTCGTCTCCGTTCAATGCATCTTCGCAATTGTATTTCTTACCCGCAAACATAAAGTCTTTTTCACCTTTTGCTTTTGCGTCTTTAGCAGCTTTGATAAAACCTCTTTTACCTTCGTTCTTAGCAGGTTTTTTACCACCATCGATTGCATCATCGGTTGCTTTACGTCTTTTGTGAAGATATTCGTCAGAACTATCTACATCACCATCATTGTCGATGTCTTTGTCTTTACGGTCTTTGAATTTCTTATCGTTTGCTTTGTCATCGACAGGGTCAAGTTTCTTCTTCTCTGCGAGAGACCAACCTTTCTTGAGGTATTCTTTCTCTTTTGACTTATCGATTACGATTGTTTTACCACCCTTAGAGACCATAGAGTCTTTCTTAGGGTCTTTCATTTGACGTGCTTCGTCAATTTCTACTGATTCACCGAGGATGACTTGGTTGTAGGCATCCATTAGCGATTTCATATCTTTAGTTCTCATGTTATGTTCTCCTACATCCAAAAGAATTTTACAGCACTAGCAATTATTGCCGCACTTATTAAATAAACTACTTTGTTAATTATTGAAACAGTTGCTGCATTTGCATCAACCTTTTTTTCTATCTCATCTAACTTCTGAGAGAAACGATTCATTCTGTCGAAGTTATTACTATTGTTCTGTTCCACGGATATCATCTTTTCCTCGACACGAGCAAGTGCTACTAATGCCTCAGCAAGCTTGTCGATTTTGTTCTCAATTCGGTCAAACCTGTTGCTAGATTCTACTTCTATTCTAGTAAGTTTAGCTGATTGCGTTTCTTGTGGCATTACTTGTTCCCATCAAATGTAAGTTATAGTGTTATTTATAAGAGTTTGATTTCTAACTCTATAACTTTCTACCTTATTTTGCCAGTTACTTGGTATTTTCATACCCAAATATTCACTGACTCTCTTTAATTCTGTCTTGGTATCATCCTTGTTATTAAAAAACAACTCACAAGGGTCAACCAATAACATGGAATGTTCTGTGGGTATTGTATCCATCCACATCGCAAACATCTCTGCCTGTGATTCCCACGGTCTATTCCAAAACTGGTCATGAGCAAGAATACCATCCTTAATCATATTCATACCAGCTTCTCTGTCTTCATCTCTAACTAACTTACACTTTGCAAGTTGTTGAGTATAATCCAAACTTTCTCTAGTTTTTGAGAGGAACACAATAGTCTTCGTCTCATCCCAATCGTTCCAACAATACTCTGTCCAGAACTCTTGATTAATTGGGAATCCATACCCGTGGTCTAGTCTAACATTCCACAAGTCTTTATCCCATTTTGGTTTCTGAACTTCTCTAGGATTCCCTCTGGTCACTTCTATTTCATGTGACTGGTAATCTTCTCTCTTCAAAAACCATCTTTCCGTCTCAGGATTAGTTATGATTTCTTTGGTTGCAATCTCTTCAAGTTCTTGTAAGAGTCCACCAAAAAATTCACCACCAGCCCCACCACGATAAATTACATTAAGTACCTTCATATATTCTAATAACCAAATCACCTTTACCTTTAATAACACGATGATATTCCATCTTGTTAATACTGTAAGTATGTCCTTCTAACAGGTCAAGTGGTACTTCGTTATCCTTCTGTAAACACCATCCATGACCTTCCAGTACATGTACACTTCTATCTTTTAAATCTCTGTGCCAGATTAAATCTTCTTCTTTGACATTTTCCCTAAAAACCCTTATCTTACCATTACTACACTTCAACTCAGTATAAGGTTTTACCAAAAGAAATTTCCTCCACCACTTAATCCTAATTGTTTAGCATATCTAGGCAATCTACATGCCCAGTATCCCGCTTTTGTTTTGTCTGTCTTATTTGCACAATCATGTCTTGCAGCAAATGACTTACGTGCCTTCGGGTCACTCAACTTGACTTTGAGTCCAGTGGTGTCACCCCAAGATACTTTTTTAATATTACCAGAAGAGGGGTCTTTGACATACACATAGTATTTCTTCGGCCCACCCGCTTTTGGTTTGTTTAGTTCTGGTTGTTTCTCCTCTTCGAAGATACAATCTAGTGCAACATTCTCATTATTAAAACGTGCGAATTTACCAAGGTCACCTTCCATGATTTCCACTTCAGATGGTTCAATCATTACGTTACCTTTTTCCCACTCTTCTCGAATGTCTCTCCAGTATTTAAAATACGCTTCTGAACCTACTCTGTAAAGATTACTCTCTACTAGTCCAGATTCGTGTCCACATTTACAGTGGTCACTAAATGTTTTCATTTCAGTCCTCAATCTAGGTTCTCTTCTGTTATACTTTTGTGATACAATAGAGAGATTAGATTTATCGTTGTTTAATGGGTCATTATCCTTATGATGAACATCTTTCTCATCGGTAAGTTCTTTTCTTCCCTTTAGCATTTTACGAGCGGCATTACGTGCTGCACGTCTTTTCTTTTGGTCAGGTCGAGAATGATAATTCTCATATTCTTTTTTATAATTTCTAGGCATACTATTTAATCGGCACTAGTGCCACTTTACCTTTTTGTTGCTTAGCCTTATCCAACTTATATCTTACCATCTTTGCAATACCATTCACAAAACCCATTTTGTTATGTCGAATGTTATTAAACATTTTCTTTTTTAAGTCTCCTAGAACTATATCTAGGGCGTGGTCATCTCCAGTAATTAACATACTTTTTTCTTTTAATTTATGAAGACGTTTTTCTTCCTCATAGATTGTAGAGAATGCACTAAACTTTTTCATCTAACCGAACTTAGCAGCGAATTTTTTTAACGGAAGAGTTTCAAATTTACCAAATTGGTCTTCAACTCTATATGATAATTTACCACCCATAAGTACGGGTTTTGCATTATATAGTTTACCGTCTTTTCCTTTTATGTTCGATATTTCAGAACCATAAAGACTCAGTCCTTTCATCTTTTTTGCTTCCATAAAATTCTTTAAATCTTTCATTTACCTAACCTTTTTAATAGTGCTTGAATACTTCTCAAGTCTTTTGATATTACTTTCTGAAACTTTTGTTTGTCAGATGGTTTCTTTAATATATCAAATAGTTTAGATATTTTCTTTGCATCGTCTTGTGAAATCTTACCTTTCTTACCACCTTCAAATTCAATCGGGCCACCTTTAGGTAGGTCAGATGCTTTACGGATTTGCATAAGAACATTCTTAGATGCAGCTTTACGGTCATCGTCATTCGCTTCAATGTCATCATCCGCAGAGTCTTTTCCACGTTTAGGCATATCTCTCATTGCATCACGTTTTGCACGGTAGTTTTCCATGAAGTCTCTTGCTTCAAGAAGTTTCTTTGCTTTTGCACGGTCATGGAACTTGAAGGTATACTTCTTACTATTACCACGTTCCATTGCTTGTACAGTGTATCCAGTACCAGTTACTTTGATAATCTTACCGAATACTTTGTCACCACGTTCAGTCTCATAGAAATCTAACTCCAAACCTACTCGTGCATCCTTCTTAGTCTCAGTACCCATACCTTTACGTGCAAGAGTTCTGTAGTTTTCTTGCAACATATCTAATGCTTCTTGGTGTTGTTCATCTAAAGACTCTTTAGAAAACGTAGGGTCTATTTTGTATCCGTCTTTCTTCATTTGTGCAATTTTCTTTTTGTCTTTCTTAGGTATTGTCGCTCTTTCGTATCCACCCTTACTGTCTCTTGTAAGTCTGACATGAGTCTTTGACATCTTTTTGTCTATAGATTTTGCCATTTTGTCTTGACCCCAGAACTGACCTTCGTCAAAATGTTTGATTGTTGAAGGGTCACCGTATGATGATTTGCCTCTAACTACTGAATCAAAGTCTCTGAGTTTCTTTTTAGTGCCACTTATAACGATTACTGTATCGTCTCTACCTTTATTACTAGTATACTTTAAACCCATCATCTTAGCAGATTTTTGAAACTTATCTTCTTCAGGTTTCTGCATCTTCTTAACTCTGTAAGAAATCATCTCTTCTTTTAAGTCTTCTTTGACTTCTGGTTTCTCATGAGAGTATCCCATCTTCTTCATATGTTCATGGTCTTCAGGTTTTTCTGCCTTGTAACCTTTACCAGTCTTTGGGTCATACATCATATGAGGTTCGAAGTCTTTACCTTCGAGTATTTGTTCTAATGTTTTCATTACGCTAAATCCTTATCGTGGTTCAACCCACCTTTTTTCTTCTTTACTATGAAGGCGTTCACACGTGCATATCCCCATTGTTGAGGAGTAGTGCCTGGCCTATGACCAGTCTTCCATGCGGCAACACCACGATTATAAACTTTGCGAAGAGTGTCTACAGAGATACCAGACTTCTTGGACTTGTCTGCCAACGCACCTTCTTCGATATGTTGATTAAATTTGTTCACTTGGTTTCCCTATTTTTTGCTTTTGCACGAGCAAGTCTGGCACGGTCAAGAATTCCATCATGTTTCTTTTTGTCCCTTTCCTTCTCTGCTTTGATTCTATCTTTTGCGTTTGCAACTGCATCTTCCATTGGAGTATCTTTTTTGTACTTCTTGAGAAGTTTATTTGTTCCTTCTTCACCCGCATTTTCGGATGTAGAGATAGTAATACCACTACGTTGTTTCTTCAGGTAATCTGCTTTGGAGATTTTAGGGCCGCCATACTCATTTACTGGTACGCAATTAGGAACACTCTTGTTACCTTTTTTCTTCATACCAACTTGTTTGTACCCATCCCAACAATCTTCGTCATACATGTCTTTGAATGCTTTGGTGTACTTGGATGGTTTAGTCTTTGCAGTCTTATCGCCAGGCGCTGGCTTATATGCAGACTCATCATCGTCTGCTTTCTTACCATGTTTCTTGAAGTGTGCGTCACGTTTGTTTTTAGTAGACTTCTTTAGTCCCTTGTGATACTTGGCGGGTTGAGTACCTTCTTTGTCTTTGATGTCAGGGTCTTGTACAGCTTTCTTCTCTACTAATTCTACTGCATCTAACCACTTACGCATCTTTCTGTCACCACATTCTACAATGACATAGTTTGCACCAAGGACTGTAATGACACCGACCTCTTCGCTTTCTTTAATAACAACAGTATCACCAAGTTCAAACAACTCACCTTTGACGAATTGTTCTCTTGTTTCTGAAAGATGACCCATTTCAATATGACGTTTGAAAGATGTCTCTTCCTTGAGACCTAACCCCTTCCTTACATCATTGAACAACTTACGTGTATCACGGTCAGACATTCCAGATGGAACACCTTGAATAAACGCTTGATAATCATTGTCCTTTGCGTTCGCACGTTGTTTAGATGCAGACATTCCTTCCACACCTTCTGCGTCTGGGTCTCTCCTTCCCGCAGATACAACATTGATTGATTCAAAGTTATAGAACCCATGACGTGCTTTCTTACCGTTGTATTTGTTCAACAATACTTCAAACTCACGGAGACGGTCTTCACCGACTACCATGGTTATTTTTTTGTATCCTTGGTCATACAATTTTGCAGCAATATCAAATACATTTCTTACACCTTTATCTACCATGATATTACGACCATGTTTTGGTAACATCTTACGTAGGTGTTTTACTTTGTCAGAATATGACAACGGGTCTTTAGCGCCCGTTGATTGGGATACATAGACTTTATAGTCTGCACCCTTTGCTTTTTTTGCTATAGTATCTAATACTTTTCCATGTCCAATCGTAGGCGGGTTCATTCTACCAAATGTAAAATAAACTTCTTTTGCCTCTTCGACTAGATATGATTTAAAATCTTTAATCACTTTTGTTTCCACCTCGTTTACGTTCCAATTCACCCTTACGAACTTTTGGAAGTAATTTCTTTGCGAGTTTCTGTATTTTGGGTTTCATCTTATCTAGGCGTTTCTCAATTGATGCTCTACGACCCATAGATAGGTCACCCTTATCAGCACCTTTAGTGATTTTCTTGAGGAAAGTCATACGTGCTTGTTTCATTGCACGTTTTTTGAGTTTCTCTGGAGATGCAACTTTACGTGCCGCACGTTTGCGACCCATTGCAATTTTTGCTTTATTCTTCTTGAGCGAACGTGCCAGTTTCATACGTTGTTGCATATTCAACGCTTCATCTGGTTGCTCTAGAATTTTTAAGAATTCTTTTAGTCCTATTGGTTTGGACATAGTTTACCTCTTTGGTTTATCCCATCCCTTCAGTATATCTGGACTGAAGTTATTATATGAAAATTCAAGACGGTCAACCAACTTGACCGCATCACCACCCAGTTTGTCAATAGCAACAAATCCTTCTGCACCAGTCTTTACCTTATAACCTTTCTTGGTCTGAACAAAGGTGTCATATGAACTTATGCTATTAAGTTTATTTATAAGTTTTAATTTTGCAAGAACTATATTCTTTTGTAAGTCAAACATTGCAACTAAGTTCTTTTTATTTCTTGGAGAGAAGAACTTCATTAACTCTTCTAACTTCTTAAATTGTACCATCTTACCTTTATCAGTACTACGTTTATCTGCTTCTTTCTTAAATTTTTCGTTCAACCACTTGATTAGACCTTGAACGTGCGTATTAGTGTTGCCAATCACAGTTTGATTCCGCACAAAAGTGTTATTGTACTGTTCAATCAGGGTTGCAAGGTCTTTATTATTTTCTAACTCACGCAGAGTAGAACCAGATATCTTATTGAATATCTTACCCGCATCGGACAAATGTTTGGTTACCTCTGCGGATTCCTTCTTATTCATAGTCGCACCAGACACATCACGCAACATTGCATCCTGTGACCATATGTTTACAGAACTCTTAAATTTCGACACGTTTACACCATATGTCGCTTTCATCGACATAAAGTCTTTACCAGTATAGGTGGTATGCCATACAATACCAATCTTTGCTTTACGGACTGCATCCGCTTGGTCATAGGGTATTGCATAGATGATTGTATTCGGGTGAAAGGTTGTATACTTCTGACCATCAATAGTATCGGTACTAACGTCTGGTTTTGAAAACAAGAAGTCTCCTTGAATCACACCTTTAATACCAAGTTCTGGTAGATGTTTCAATGCAAGACTCATCTTGTCTGCAAGGTCACCACTCATGTCCGCTTTAATGTCCGCTTCAGACTTGTAGATTTTAGGATTCTTCGCAAAGATACCTTTCTTCGCAACAAAGAAGTTTCCGTCACTAGGGTCTTGACCACAGAAGATTGCGGGAGCGCCATCCCATTTTGTGGACAGTTTAGAGTCAGTTTGTCCAGATAACATGTCACGGAGTTCACGTAGTGCATTGATTGCTTGACGTGTACCATTGACACCCCCATAGAGAACCTTATCCTCAATGTGGGTCATGTGAGTGTTTTTCTGTTCTGTTATAAAATCATTAAACTTCATTACGACACCTTCAAGTGAACAGCAGAGTTCTTTGTTTGTGACTTTGCGATACGAACCAAATAGTCAAGTACTTGTTGTTCCCGACCTTTGATTGCAGTAAATAGTTCTACTACCATGTATTTAGATACTTGCCATTCAAACTTTTTCTTCTGTAGATTCTTAAACAGTTCATCTTTACTTTCTTTCTCAGTAGTCATTGAATAGTTCTTCCAGAAGTTATCATAGAATTGTTGTGGGTTTTTCAGAAGTAATTGTTCAACGACTTTCTTCTGTGTCAGAGGTCTACCAGTCGCTTCCTTCATTGCATCACTGATACCACCAAAGGACACCTTACCATGTTTTGCTTTCTTACCAATAATTTCACATTGGAAGGTTGGGAATAATCGGAACTGTAATTGGAATCCACCAGACCCATATAAGTATCCGTCCATTGCACCATAGAAGTTTCTCTTACCAAATGTTTGTTTGGTAAACTGAGGTGGAACAAACGGTTTACGGAAATTTACTTGTGACAACTTAGGTTTCTTCCCAATCTTCTTGAGTGATATACCCATTATATCACGAGCGGCATATGCTTTCAAGAGTTCATTATTAAGTTCTGAGAAACTTAGTGCATCATGAATGTTGTATTTGTTTTCTGCACCACGAGCAACTGCCCATATATCTGCGGGAGTCCATTTGTTTACGTTACTGAATAGTTTCTCTTCACGATTGAGTTTCTTGTATACTTCTTCAAGTTTAGACACCCACTGTGAACCACGATGCCACGTATACTGTTTCTTCTTCAATACTTTATGAAGAATCTTTGCACCATTAATAGATGATGCAATCCACTCGTCATCACCCAGTAGAATCTCGTCTAACTTGGCATCGGTATTTGTTTTCTGGAATGCAGACTTGAGTTCGTCAGGTGAGAATTGGGTCTTGGGATTGTCCCACATCAATTGTGCATAGACACATTGTGCGGATTCGGTTGCACGAGTATTATCTGAACCACCACCAGAACCAGATGTACCACCACCAAACTCTAGAGTCTTTTTGAGTAGACCAAAAGCGATGACCGTACCATCAAGTGACTTTAGTTTTGGTAAACCTTTCTTGTTACCTGTACGTATTGCCTTTTCAATTGCGGGGTCATACTGTAGAACAATCGAATCACCCTTGGTGGTCTCGAATGCTTCACCCGATTTGTACTTAGTAATGAATAGGTCAGCACGATACGCCCTATCAGGACGCACAATTTCCCCAAAGGTTAGTGAGGTTTCTGTAAGTTGATTAAACTGAAGCATCGATATCCCATAAGTTATAAACTGTAATTATACATCTATTTATAATAAAACGGAAGTGGAATTTTCCTCATTGTACTGTTTAATGGTATTTTTTAATGTGTTTATCCAGTTATCACGGTGTTCAATAAACACTTGAGGTTCATTGTTGTCCACAGAAATGATAGTAACGAGTTGTGTAATCGGCATTCCTGTACGTTCTTCCCACATTACAGCATAACCAGCTTCTTGCATGAAGTAATTTTTGACCCATTCTAGTTTCTTAGGTTTCATAGATGTCTTGTAATCAATGATGGATAGTTTACCATCAAAGATACCCACACAGTCAACACGACCCGCAACACCCAGATGGGTAGAGTAGAGAGGTGCTTCTTGTGCATGAACTTTAGTCAGACGTTCATCTAGGATAGGTTTCAACTGATTGAATGACTCAATGATATCAGGTGTATAACCTTCTTTATAGTTTGGGTCATTGTCTACATACTTCTCACAGATTTCGTGAACACGTGTACCACGTCCAGATGCACGAGTAGAGACACGATTTGCCTCTTCCTCACCCACACGTTTACGCCATTTTGCAATAGAATCACGAGACAGTATCGACAGTACTGTAGTAATAGATGGTAGGTTGATTCCGTCAGGGGTTTTGTATTGTCTCCCCGTATCGGTAGTGACCGCATCCATTTCAGTCAGTTCAATTTGTTCGTGTATAAAATTCATAATTATAATCCGTTTAACATAGTTATTAAGTTTCGTGTAAGTAGTAATAGACCAACTGAATTAACAACAATCAATGCACGGTCTTTCCACAATATCGAAACCCATAACCAGAGTATAACACCTCCGATACTGATTGTCAAGTCATATAACTGCAATCCTTCGATACCACGCATTGACATACCTATGAGTAACATCGAAGATGCAACCCATTTGACATACCAGTCTAATGTTTGTTTTGGTGTTGCAGATTTGAACCATCGATTACTGTTTGCAATCTCTTCCATAGATGGTAGTTCTTGTTCTGCTTTACTTAATTTTTCTGAAAGTTTTACAGACTCCTTCATCATCTTATCAATTTTATCTGCACGTTTTATTGCTTTATTCACCACGTACTTTCTCCATTCGTCTTACTGACGCAACCCAGTTCTCGTAACTCATTGGTTTACGAGGTTCACCGCAGGCCAGTTTCTTTTTCTTAAATTCTTCCTTGAGAATTTTCTTTTCTTTTGCACCCATGAATGCACCAACCAGACTCAGGACGCATTGACGGAACGAACGTCCGTGGTGCATATGTCCTAGACAGTGTGCAAGTTCATGTAACAGTACATACTTGTTCATCCCAGTAACAGGACAAAGTGTAACGGTACTACCGTTAGTGTATCCAGACATGGTTTTACTTCTACGTTCCATACCAACTACTTGAGGTTGACCGTTGAAGATTTTACCAACATCTTCTTCGACAGATTTCTGCCACAATTTAATCCACGTTTTACTCTTGTAGAGTTTCTTTGCGAACTTTTGTGCTTCCTTCAAATCTTTGAAATCAGGTATCTCCGCACGAGATTGGAATGACCATTCCGCACGATAGGTTTTAGTCTTCTCAGTATCACGAGAATACTTCGCACCACGATTCTGTTTTGCCTTGTGTTTTAACAAGTAGGTTTCATAACGCATTTTCAATTGTTCCATTATATAATTCCTTTTTCCCAAATTTCTTCACAGAGAGTTTCTTGCATCTTGAATGCTTCCTTCTCCCAAGGTTGACGGGCATATGCAGTACCGTAACCATACACAGTTTTTTTCCAACGAATCTTACGACTCTGTGCTTTCTTGTCGTAGTAGTCAACCATCTCTTTACGTGCATACTGTTTGACGTGAACCATCTCGTGACAAACACAAGTGATTAAGTTTTTGAGACTCAGATTCTTTTCAACCTCAAGGTCAAACAATCGGTCATCTTGTTGCATACACCAACCTTCAACACCCTCAGACTTCAAACTCTTCAGAGTAATCAGGACTTCAAGTTTACGCATCCTTGGCATCATTTTAACAACACAGTAATCTGCAACCTTTTGAACTATCTCACGTTGGTATTTGTTACCACCTACGACTCCAACGAAGACTTCTTCTGGTTGAACATAGTTTCCCATCATACATTTTTCTCTCAACTCGACTTTACATATACATTATATCAAACTGAGCAGGGTTTGTCAACTTATTTTGAAAATAAGTTTCCTATATAAAACAATGACTTACAATAAATTTACCATCTTTTTTCACATCATCGACAAATTCTTGGGGGATATCACGGTCTACAACGATGATTCCCATACATTGGTCATCTGACCTATTCCTAAATTGACGTGCAACACGGTGTTTATCCTTCAGAATGTCTAATCCACAGGGAATACTGACCCCATGTTTCTCATGAAGATGGAATGGATAGGGTGCATTTGGTTCTGTAGGTTGTAATACTACCTTATTGATATCCCATGGATAGGAATCCCCGATTATCTCAGGTTTTCCATGCATTGCTTCCAACCATTCGTCCCCAGTAATAAAGTAGGGTAGACTATTGGATTGTTCAGGTCTAACATTTATCTCAATGAAATACCAGACACCATCCTTAATGACTCCCGTAATCTGACCAATATAACTACCACCCAAGGTAGATGCCCATTCAAGAATCTTTTCACAGTTCTTCAGAGTCAATTCTTTATCTTCGGTGGTCAAGTAGTTAAATGAGACTAACTTAGTCCAGTGGATAAAATTACCCGCTAGTTTTGCTTCGTCTTCACCAATTACTTCTTGCCAATGTTGAATAGACCATTTACCCTCAGACATAACAAATTCTACATTAGTTTCAATGTTATCAGGGATGTACTCTTCAATATACACGTCACCAGTTTCTTTTCTTGCATAATCAAGATGTTCTTGATTCAATACAATTTCAGAATGGTCTGGATTTGGTCTATTAACGTGACATGGTTTTACTACACAAGGTATGGTCAAGTCCGAAAGTAACTTTGGACACTTAACTCCAAGCTGTTCAATCTTATGTCGAGTTGCTTTCTTTTGTATTTCTAGGTCTCTAGAAATATCGGTATGTCCAATATAATCTAGTTCACGTATCCACTTCCGAGGAACTTGGTAATGTGGCCAAGAGTTGATAATAGTATCAATCTTATTATCCTCTACAAATTTACGTACAACACTTTCACGTTCAGTGACACTTTTGTCACGTATAAGTGTTATCCCTAAAGACTCATAATATCTAATTGGTGCTTGATGGGGTTTATCTGAGGTATTGGTAACCCAGACCTTATGTCCAGATTCAACTAAAATTCTAAGATTGTGGAAATTGCATAGACCGTAATCTATGCATAAAATCCTACGTTTCATTAGACTATAAGTCCACTCGTATTTTTGATATATGCTTTACGCAAGTCATCATTAACTTTGGTTACAAAACAAATACTTGAATGAAAGATATTAACAGAGTTAACATCTGCTTCACCTGTTACACAAATACCATGTGCAAATCCCAAACCTTGTTCGTTACTCACTACCATTCGTGGGTCTTCAAGGGTAACAGTATCAGCAGTCTGTTGAACTGCGGCATACTTACCAACATACTCACCACTGTTACACATAACTGCAACAACATCATTTGTATCAAAACCGTTTACTGGTTGTCCCATTTTTTTCTCCTATGAAAAATAGGTAGGGGATTTCTCCCCTACCCGATTATATATCAGTTGATTAAGATGCGAGTGCGAACTCTACTGCTTTCTCAACTGCTTTCACTTTCCTAGTTTGATTCGCACCAAACCATGCAGAAGTCAATCTTGAATCAGATTCCCTTCCCATTTTGTGGTCAGTCAAGTAAGTCACACTGTTAAGTGCAGACCACCATGAACCTTCCCCAAAGTTAGCGCCAGGTTGTGTTTCCAAGAATGAAAACGCTTTCTGTGCATTGTTGGTCAAGTCTTCATAACCTTTTACAGTCACTTCGTTCTTACCTTGGTAAGTTCTTGGGAAGACTTCGTTGTAATACTGAATCAATGATTCCATATTAAACTTCTTGGACGCAAGGAATTCGCAAGTTTCTTTGTACTTCGCAAATTTCTCATGTGCAATACCCATTGTCTGTTTAACAGACTCAGGATTAAACGCAGTTCTGTGATTTAGTGACACAGAGTTTGCAACGTTTTGACCAAGTGATAATGACAATGTGTTGTTACATACTACTCTGATTGGAGTGAATCTAACATCAATTGCTTTACCATACTTATGTGGGTTTGAGAACAAGAGATATGAATCGACTTGGTCACCACCAAGGATGTCAAATGACTCCTTGATTTTTGCCAATGCCCATACCATTTGACCACCTTTCAGTGAACCCGCAGTATGCATTTCCATATCACCCGCAAGACAATACTCTGAGAAGAACTCAAATGCCTCACTGTTTTGGACTGGATTCCAGTTGTCACCAACTACATCCAACACTTTACTGTCCGAAGACCTTACAAGTGCTTTTTTTCCTTCTATCTCGACACCAGACGCAGTGGTCATAGTCTCCTTTTCGACAGACCAATCAAGTCCTGCCTGTTGCATTATTTGAGACGGTGCAAGGTCACTCGCAACTTTAGTACCCAGACCGTGCCACGGGAGTTCACCCGCATACGCCATCTGTGCTTGACCGTCTATAATTTCTACTTCATGACTCATTTACGCCACCTCCAACATAGATAATGGAACACTGTATCTTCCTTCAGGCAACATAACGATTGCCTTCTTGATGTTCACTTTAACGACTTCACCAAGAGTTTTCTTGGTCTTTTGAACCACGTAGACTTTAGTTCCAACGTTAATTGAAGCTTTTGCCTTCATGGAGATTGCATCCCTAGCGAATGCGATTACCTCATTCAACTCTTGTGCAGAGTTCAGGTTGAGGAGTTCCTGTTTTAGTTTTGTACTAATCATAATATATTTCCTTTCGTTTGATTATTAAGTTGTTATTATAACAAGTCCGACAAGTAATGTCAAGACTTATTTACCTTATTTTGAAAAAAAGTTTCTAATTCCTTCTTTTCCTTCTTCGTAGGTTTGAAGTGCGGGTTCAAGAAGTACTCCTGTAACAGAGTACCTTTTTTATAACCCTTCATCCTTCCACCCTATCGTGAACTGCAACCGCACCGTAGAACGAACCACCAAGTAACTGGTCACAGAGTCTTGAGAACCTTGAGTCTGAACAACCCGCATAGTTCCCACCGAACATAGTCCACTTTCCTTTTTTGGAAACTGGAATTAGTCTCAGAATTTTTCTACCACCGATAGGTTCTGCCATTACAAGTTCTGCGGCAGGATAGTCCTCACACGGTTCAAATGGCCCTTCTGCGTTTACCACAGTGAAACCCTT